ATCTTGTATTCGAGCGCCACGTATAGCATTAATTTGTACTTCAATACCAGTTAGTGTTGACCCGTTAGGTGCAAAAGGAAAATTAGTAAACCATAATTGATTAGTCATTGAAGCAAAACGTTCTTGCCACAAGCCCGATATAGTATGCAACGGTTTTGCTGTAACTGCATAGGCACTTGCGTCACGTCCTATAGTTGCTAAAGGATAAGTCCAGGCTATGCCGTTGTCTACACTGACTTGTGTTACAGTACCTGGAGTAATAAAAGATGTTGTAGTCATCATATATTTACCGAAAAAAAAGCACTCCCATCATATATTTACCGAAAAAAAAGCACTCCAAAGAGTGCTTTTTAATTTTACTAAAGTAAAAGTTACAAGATTATTGGAACTTAACGTTAGCTGATGTGATTGCAACACGACCTAGATAGTCAGCGGCGTTACCTAGAGATGATGCTGTGTTTGACAACTCAACATATCCGTAACGTGTCATAAAGCTAACTACTGGTTCGAATGTGCTTGGATCCAATACAACACCGCTTGACATCAATGGGATGTATGGGCAGTAGAATGCAGGAGCATCACTTTCGCTTGCGCCTTTGTAACCGATAAGAATATCAGTTGTATCAGCGGCATAGCTGTTTACATAAACTTTCATTGCATTGTTCAATGTACCAACAAACTTGGTGTTTGTAGGTGCTTCAAATGTGCCTTCAGTTGTACGTGCAAATGCTGATGTTGTAGCACTTTGTAGGATGGTCAATGCAAATGGGCTTACCACTGCATAGTTACCAGCACCACGACGTGTACGTTGAGCGATCAAGTTGCTTACGCGATTGATCATAACTGCCAAGGCAGCATGCTCATCACCAACGAATGTAGCTGTACCACTTACAGACGCTTGGTCATAAGTGTATGTAGCTGTACCAGCTAGTGTGATTAGAGATTGGATAATCTCTTGATCGATTTCAGCAGTGATTTCTTGAGCCAAAGCAGCCATGATCTCAGCTTCAACGTCGATACCTTGTTGAGCTTGAGCGTCTTGAGCGGCTTCAAATGTCCAGCGAGCTGATAACTTACGTGTCTTAGCTTCAACTGTTTGCTTCAAGATTTGAATGCTTAAACGGTTACCAGCTTGACCTTCTAAAGTAGCTGTTGAAGCTGCCTTAGCTGATGCATCACCAGCTTGGTTACCAGAGTAAGACTGAGCAATCTTGAATGGGCTTAATGCCTCTTCACCTGCTGTTACACCAGCGCCAGTTGAAGTATCAGCATAACGCACACGTAATGTGTGGATCTGACCAACTGGACCAGTCATTGGTTGTACGCCAAGTAATTCGTTAGCAATAACGGTTGGCATAACGCGACGGATTACTGGAAGAATCACGCGATTTAATGTTGCGACGTTGCCGGCAGAAGTGGCACCAGCTGTAGCAGTCTCTGCCAAATACTTGCGAGTATTTTCTAGAGTCACGCCCATAACTGATTTTTTAGTGCCTTGTAGGCCTTCTAAAAGTGCTTCTTTTGTTTCCGACCAACGGCTTGTTAGTAGTTCTGACATTTAAATTCTCCTTAAATTTTTAGTCCTGCGAGCTTGCGAATATCAACGATGTTGCTATCGCTCTCACTGCTACGTGTGCTGTTGGAAATCTTATTTCCTGTTATTTCTTTAGCCTCTACAAGTGCCTGTTTCTTCTGCGGAGCCTTGCCATTAATTACTGATGGCAAGTACTTCTCGAATGATTCGTTAAGTCTTTCTGTTTTCACAGTTGCCATTAACTCACTCATGATAGCACGTTGCTCACTGTTAAGTGGGCTTAGTAACTCGCTCATGATTGATTTTCTTTCTTGACTCTCTTTAAGAGCACGGATTTCAGCTTCTTTACTTTCTAAGATTTTTTCAGCTTTTACAACAGCCTGAGCGGCTTCTTGCATTGCATGATCTTTCAAGTCTATGACTTTGAGTAATTTTGCTGTTTCCGATTTTTCATTTAGGTAACTGCTTGAATATTCTGCGGCAAAAGCCTCGAATAGCTTGCGACCAAAGTCTTGACGACGAGCTGCCTCAATGTCTTCTTTCAGTGATGTAATTTCAGAACTTAGGTTCTCTGTTACAACTGATTCAACCATCTTAGCGGCACGTTCAACAAACTGTTGTTTTACCTTCTTGATTTCTTGACGACCTTCGCGAACTAAGCGAACCTTAGTTTCAGCGAGATCACGTTTATCTTGCATAAACTCTGTAATTTCTTGAGCTAGAGCTTCAACTACGAATTGTTCCAATTTACCAAACTTAGTTGCCATTACTACTTGATCTTCGTGTAATTCTTTCACTTCAGAAGCTAGTTGACGAGTAACGAATTCTTTCATTACTTGTGAAACTTGTTGCTTTTGTTGTGCTAGCTTAACTTTCATTTCAGCTAGTTGATTACGATCATCAGCAAACTCAACAATCTCAGCGGCTAATTGCTCAGAGATCATGCGATCTACTGCTTCAATCATTGTGTTCTTGTCGTGTTCGTATTTTTGTGCGAATTCTTCGCGTAGTTGTTGAGTAGCAGTTTCCTTAGCTTCGTTGATACGAGCTTCGAATGCCTGTTCAATTGACTCTTTGATCTCTTCTGAAATCACATTGTTTTCAAATAACGATTTTAGTGCGTCCAACATGTGATTCTCCTTATTATTGGAGTTTGTTTATTATTGCTAATAAACTCTCTTTGAGATATTTCTGTGCCTTAGGATCACCTTTTACCTCTTGCGCTATACGCAAGGCACTTAATCCGCCCTTACTATTCATAAGGTGTTCATAAATTGGTGTAGGATATGCTCCTGGAGCACTGGGTTGAGCTACCATATCTACTGTGATAATCTCAAAATCTGATACTTCACCGGATCCGTCATCTCTGACGTTTCCGGATCCGCGACTACTTACGCCTAATTTAACTCCGCTTTCTAGCATCGTTTTAATTAGTTGTCCCATAGGGGTAGGAAGTATTTTCAACTTCCCATAACCATTTGGACCGTCCATCCACATATTAACTATCATGTGACTTACACGATCCAAATTAATTTTTAGATCATCTGGATGATCTACTTCTCCGAGAACTGAATAGCCGTTTTGAATCTGATCGTTAAGGGTTTTGACAGCCTTGCCAATCTCTTGCACCGGATAAACACGCTGATTAGCGTTTCTTATACCGCCCTGGATACAAATCCCGGACATGTATAAGTTTTTTCCTTCTTTGTCATCAGACTCAACGACCATTTTTGCTTCGTTGAAACTGAGATTCTCTCGGAGGTATAGTGACATATATTAGTATAGTCTCTGTTTATTTCTTACCAGCTTGCTTTACAGGACGCAATGTACTTTGAGTATTTGCATCACCGTGTGCAGAACCTTGAGCTCCAGCACCTACTGATGGTCCTGGGTTATTGAAACCAGCTTGACGATCTATTCCGCCGCCTTTAACTTGTTTCTTGAAAGCTGTTTGTCCTGCTTTGCCGCCTGGAACATTAATGTTTCCTGACTTAAGATCTTGTGGTTTTGGACTAGCTAGACCACCTTCAGTACCGCCTGCTTTAGTACCAGCATCGCCGTGTACTTCTACATAGTTCTGAGCGATGTTAGCAGTTGTGCCGCCCATATCGTTCTTAAAGTTATCAATTGTTGATTTCTTGTTGATGCTCTTTGTTACTGAACCAGCTTGAGCACCTACAGGATCGCCTTCTGTTGTTCCAGCAATTCCGTTACCTGATTGGTATGGAGCGCCGATCTTGTCAACATATTCCATCAAACGTGAAATTTCGTCCATTTCGCCTGCTTCGTCATCGCCACCCATATCGGCTGCGATATCACCCATGTGTACATCACCATGGTCGCCAGCAATGCCAGTTTCTTCTTCGTGTTCTTCGCCAGCTAATAGCTGTTCAAATTCTGCTTTTAGGTCTTCCAATGCGTCTTCTTCCAATGCGTCTTCTAGGTCCATAACGCGATCTTCGATATCGCCGTCACCTTCGTCGTCACCTTCTTCTTCGCCGCCAAATTCAGTGTCGTCACCTTCGTCGTCACCTTCTTCACCGTCTTCTTCTTCCTCTTCGCCTTCTTCTTCCTCTTCGCCTTCTTCTTCTTCTTCTTCAGGCTTATCTTCAAAACCTTCTTCTTCCTCTTCTTCCTCTTCTTCTTTAGAATAAGGATTGCCAGTGTCTTGGCTAAAATCTGATTCTAGTAGTTCAGCGTAAATTTCGCGTGATTTTCCTACTACGATATTGTGAAATATTTCTTTAGCTTGTGCTTGATCATCGTTAATTAACGCTTCAAGCATCGCTTCAAATTGAGCGCGGTCAGTCATGTTTAATTCTCCTGTGAAATGTATTGATACAAGGCTGTAATATATTTACATCTTTAATGTAAAAGTGGGTAGAAATAGACTAAAAATAGACTGTTTTTATCTATTTTTATATTATTGTGCCGGAGCAGCCGGTGGCATGTACATGGCTTTAATAAAATCAAGTTCGCTTTCTTGCTCTAATATGTGTGCTTCACTGCTCTTACGTAGTTCGTTTAGTTGTTTAAGAGTTAATCTTGTTTTACGTGTATCGTTTCTATGTATGGCCGTAGAATCATTGCTAGGATTATATCTTAGATCGCTAGCATTAGATCGTGTGTTTGGATCAATGTAAAACAATTCTCTTAGTATCATACAGATATTTATGCTACTGGACCTGGATTAGCGGCTGGAGGAGCGGCTGGTGCTCCGCCAGGTGGGGCGGCATTTGCACCTTGTCCTTCAGTATCTTCTCCAGCTATATCATCGGGTGCTGTTAGATCTGCGGCAGCACCTAAGTCTCCTTCAATACCACCTGCACTTAGACCTGCTGAACGCAATTCGCCAGCTGAGTCAGTAGTTGTAGGTTCGCCTTTGCCGTTTTCTTGACCCCATAGACGTTCGTTTTCTGCTAGCTCTTCATCTGTTAAGCCTAAGAATCGCTTCATAGCAAAGCGTTTTGATACGAATGGTATAGCTTGTATAGTGTTAAATGTATTAATACGTTCAGCATCAATAGTAGCTTGACGTGAACTTGCAAAGTTCATTGGAGGATTGAATCTAATTTCAAAGATATCTGCGTCAATATTAGTGCCACGACTGTGTAGATAACGTTTAAATTCTTCATCAAATACATCAGATACTAGACTTTGCAAGCGTTCACAGTACTTGTTAAAACGTAGTTCTTGGATATAAGCAGTACCAACGCGACCATCATTAAATGTACTTTGACTATCTTCAGCACCTGTAGGCAAATAGCTACTAGGTATGCGCAA